GGGAAGGTTGTGCCATTGGCATCTAGGTAGTCTTCTATCTTAGTGTTTAATGATGCTGTTGTTGCCTGGTTAGATGCGTTACCTATAAATATGTTGCCATCATTAAGGTTTGGGACATCATTTGTTCTCCCCGCACCACCTACCTTGATAGCTCCTGAAGTTGCATGGGATCTTTGAACTTTACCTATGTTTTGTATTAAAGAGGCTTCGCCTGTTGGTTTTGAATTGGTTAGCTCACCTGCGGTTGTTGAAACATACAAAGTATCACCAATACTGAATGCAGAAGTATCAACGCCTGAAATAGTACCAAAGGTTACAACTTCTGTAGATCCATTGGCTGAGGCTGCTGTTAATACCAAACCAAAGGCTGGCATTTTGCTTGTAAAGTCTGCGTCTGCTAAAGCGATTACTGGAGTATTACCAGATATACCTGATACATAAACAGCATCACCCTTAGAAACAGCTTCGCCTGCCTGGGCTTTAAAGATTACAGCACCACGAAGATCTCCGATAAATTCATCGGCAGTTAATTCGCCAACATCTAATTGTGGGAATGTTTCTAGAACTTTAGCAACTAATCTGAGCTCTACTAAATCGCCTGTTACGAATGCGTTGGCTGAAGTATTGTCCTGGGCACGAACAACTGTAAGCGTGTTTCCACTGATAGCCGTTACTTCAACTATCTCATTATTTGTTCCATCATCTATGGTGCAATAAAATATATCACCGCCAGTAAGTGATGGAAAAACTGAACCATCTGCAACGGTGATTGTTGTAGCACTGTTGCTTATGTTACTGGCAAGTGTTGTCCTTGCATTATTACTAAAGACAATTGCCATTAATTACCTCTTTTTTTAGCTAACTGTAACTGTCCAGGTGATTGTCATAGAGTCAGCAGATCCTTTGTTTACAACTGAGAAAACTGTTCTACATAACATGGTGCCACCTGATGAAGCATTAAATATACCTGCTTCTGTTACCGCACCTGTACCAGTTCCCGCTCCAAAAGTAGCAACATAAACAATGTCGTTGTCTGTAACTGTTGTTGAAGTTAAAGCTGTTCTACTTCCTGATAATTCAGAACCTAGGGCGGAGTCTGAAGCAGCAGCAGCTGTAGAACCAGTACCAATTGCCATGTGTGACATAGCAGAGTCTGTTGTATCTTTCATTCTAGATGCAACAAAATCTTTTCCGTCATTAACAACTATATTTGGAACTTCAGCAACGACTTCATTGTTAAGCTCGATCTTTAATTTACCTGTCAGTTTAAAATTATCGACTATCATTTTTACTCCTAATTAAGAGCACTTGTATTAAGTGCAGCGGTATTTAAAACACTCTTAGAACTTACAATCACTTTTAAGCTTATGCTTTCAGATATAGTTACAGTGTCATCAATACTTTTGCTAAAAGATATCACATCTTGTTCTGATATGGAAAGGCTATCTGCCTTTGCAAGGGCTTGAGATTTGGCTAACTGCTCACTAATTGAAAGAGAATCACTAAAGGGTTTGGCAACTAATGTAGCTGCCTGTTCAGAGATAGTTGCTGTATCAGATAAGGTTTTGGTAAAGTCAAAGACACTATCCTCTGACAAGAATGCCACATTGGTTTTTTCTGAGCTTACATCTGTTTGTAACGGATCGTCTACGCTAGCTACATCGTCCAGGCTAAACGTATCTGAGAACGATCTGACAAAAGCAACGGTTCTGCTAAAGGATTCACTTATAGAAATAGAATCAGAGTGGGGTGCTTCAAATAATAAAGCTGGTGCATCTTCTATATTTAACGTATCTGATTTAGGTAAACTTAAATCTTTAGTATCTGTCTCACCCATAGACACACTATCTGATTTACCAAGACCTAAATTAAATATAGAGTCTTCTGCTATTGAAAAACTATCACTAACATTCTTACCTATAGCAAAGTCTGCATCTTCAAAGATTAAAACAGAGTGTTGTATTCTTTTAGAAACATCAAGTGTTTGATCATCGTTAAAGCTTAAATTGTTGTCTGTAAAAGGTTTGTTTATTAAAAGGGCTGGCTGATCTGCAAAAGAAATAGTATCAGTAAATTCTCTTAATACTTCTAATAAAATATCTATAGATTCAGTCATTGTAACTGAGTCTGTTAATGACTTAGCAAGATCAAAAGCATGATCCTCTACCATTGATACAGAGTCTGTAAATGGTTTATTAACTGAGTAAGCTAGTTGTTCTAAAATGCTTAAGACAACAACATTTGGGTTATCGCCAGTAAAGTAAAGATTCTTAGTATCTGGATCTACCAGGATATCAGCAAATAGATTTAGACTTTGAACGGTAAGATTGGGTTGAACAAAATCAAGCAAGACTCCTGATATAGGAGCAATAATAGACGCTGATACGTTTAGATTTGGATCAAGGCTAGATGTTTGTAATGTAGGGGAGTTAGACTCAGCTGCTTCTACTGTAAGAGAAACCTCTTGGGTCTTTACACTTACTTGTAGGTTCGGATACTCTACAACTAATCTTATAGCCATTAGTCAAAGTCATCTCTCACATTAAACTTAATTAGATCATTAACTGTTTGGATGTTGCCATCTGATTTGGTTATTTCTATTTCTCCCTCGTAAAACCCTGCCTCAGTAAAAGTAGAATTAGTAAATACCATTGCACACTTACCTGCGGTTGCATCAGTAATAGAGCAAACAATAGTATCAACAATAGCTGTTGTTCCTATCTTTCTAATTCTTACTCTTGTTGTAGATCCTGTAAGATCTATAGGAGCAAAAGTTGTTGCATCTTCTGGGTCTAATGTTTTTCCAGCGGCAGCAGTATTTGAGTCTGTCAAAGTAAAGTTAAGCTCTGGATGGGTATCCCCAACTACTACTTTAATTGTTGTTGAATATGCCATTACATAAACTCCTGGTATTTAACTGTTAAAGGTGCACCTACTAACCCGTATTTAGATTTTCTAACGGCTTGTGCCTCACCCTTATCATACATTCTTTTATTTAGATCTGCTGCCTGGACATCACTCCATGGGCTATCTTTCATCATTTGCAGTCTATACAAAGCACCATGAATAATAGTTTCTTGATACTCATTAACAATTATATTAGGAATTGTTGTTGCTGTCGCTGTTGGCTTTAAACTATATAAAGCATAAAGGGAGTAATTTTTTTCGGGTGTGGGTGCGAATAAAATAACCTCTTGATTTCTTTGTGCATAATATCTTGGTCTGCCTTTACCGTATGCATCTATTAATGATGGTGTGCCAATCAAAGATTTAGGCTCTAATCTTTGTAAACTTTTTTCTGATATCTGATCGTTTGATTCACCAAACTCTGAATAAAAATCAATAATATGATTTAACTCAGTTCCTGTTGGAATATCTAAGTCGGCAGCCTCATACTCATTAATACCTGTAACTGTTTGAAATAAGGTAAGTTCTGATAAATAAATATCTGTGTTAACACAAAAATCTATTATAGTGTTTCTTAATTCTTCAACAGCAATAAATGATGGACAGCTAGGAGCTTCTCTTTTTACCTTAGGTACTAATGAATCTATCTTTTTTGCTACTGCCATTGCTCATTATTGTGCTGGTGTTGATGGTCTTGGAGTGGATCCAGCATCAACTTGGTTTTTAATTCCTAGTGAATTTTGAAAAGACTGTAAGTAAACGCCTGATCTTTGTAAGTCACCTGCATACTCAGTATCTTTCTGATATGCCCTATACAACATGAAATCTAAAATAGCATTAGCGTAAACATCGTCTAGAGATATCACTGTCGTTGATGATGTAAAATCACTGATAGTTATATCTGTAGGTGCTGAACTATAAACAATCTCTATAGTTGCATCAGATGCTGTTGTGTGCGGGTATACATAAAAAACTTTTGGATCTAGTGGATCATAAACATAATGCTCAACATTCGTTCCTGTTGTTCCATGCCAGTCTTCAATCTGATCATCCAGAACTCTTCTCTCAATGTTTGTTATTGGTTTACTTGTTGGATTAGAGTTTCTATAAATAGATAACAGTCTTAAAGCTGCACTTGGTAAACTTTGTTTAGCACTGTCTGCAACTAAAGTAAAAGACGTATTCACTGGGTTAGCGTCAGGTCTAAATAAAACGATCTCTCTTTGACCATCGTTTAAATAATTTAATAAAGTTTGTTGTGACCATCTAACATTAGTTGTGTCTTGCAGAATTTCTTCTGCTCGATTAATAAGGTCAATTACTTTAACAGTTGCCATTTTATAGTCCTAGTTTTTCTTTTTCTTCTTTTGTTAAAGATCCTTTGTCATATACAAACGACCAAAACTCTGGTCTATGTTTTGGATGCCAGGGCACTATTTTGCCGTGCTCACTTCTTGAAGCAATTGGATCTTTAGAGTTAGACTCAACAACAACTTCTTCTTCTACCTCTACTGAGTTTTCTATTGAAGCATACTGTTGTTCTAAATCTTTTAATTTATCTTTTGGGTTAAGAGAAACATTAAAGTTCTCTTTAGCTGATTTTATTAGTTCGTCTTTTGTCATAGTAACCTCGATTTAATTATAACTATGTTTAAGTTATCACAAAAACATGGGTGCAAGCTAGTGGGAAAAAAACAAAAAAGAAGGGGAGCAAAAGCTCCCCCCAAGTTAAATTAAGCTACTTGTAACTTAAATTCACCAATCGCTGTTGGTAGGATAACTTTGTATCCGTAAACAGACAGACCTCTAACGCCATCACCGAATGAAGACTCAAGTCTTACAGTTTCAGTGTTAGTCATTTGAGAAGCATAAGCAATAGCTTTTGGATGCCCATACAGACCAGATGTTACACCTGCTGATGTGCTTAAGTTGTTAGAAACATACATATTGAATCTATCAACTGTTCCAATGAAGCCATTTCTTAATGGTGAAACATTATCACCAGTTAAGTATGCTTGTCTAAGTTCTGACTGTTTTAACAATGTAGCAACAGCTGGATTGATGATCATGAATCTTCCATCTTCTGGAATATTATTTTCATCAAGTTGCTGTCCTGCATCAAGAATAAAACCAAGAACATTAGTAGAAGTGATGTTTGATGGTGTAGCGTTGATATCTGTTAAAGATGATCCTGCTGCAACATTTGCAAACACATCTTGCTCAATAGCGATTTTCATGTTCTGAGCTGCATCATTTGCTGCCTCGTTCATGAAGTCGATATCGGCTTGTTCTTTTAGAATGTCATCAACTTTAAAAGCATAGCTTTTAGCTTTGTCGATGTTTAACTCAATGGTAGATGAAGTAACATCTGAATAGGATAGAGATCCTGTGTAGTCAGCAACCGAAACCGCTGGTACTGTTCTAATGTTAACTTTATTACCTAACCCTGAAATTTCTCCTTCGTACTCGTTAGTTGTTACTTCAGATAAAACGGTCTGAGCGTAAAACTTAGCTTGTAGTTTTCTAGAGAATACTTCAGGTATAAAATGCTGTTCACCAGCTGCGAAGCTAAAGCTTCCGCCTGAAGATGAATATGCCATATTAATTACCTCAATATAAAAAAATTATTTAAAGCAGTAATTGTCTATGGTCTAACCCTTCCATCTGTATAAGCCTGATCAATTTCTTTTTCAAGCTTTCTAAATTCTTTATCAGAAAGTTTACCAATTTCTTGGGCAGTCCATATTCTTTTACTACTACCTACGTTTTGCTTCCTGGCTTTAGAGAGTGAAGGTTCAACATTTTGTTTTGCCTTTTCTACTAATTCCTCTTTGGAAACTTTTTTGGAAACTAGACCTAAATCATTTTTATACTTTGACAAGAGTGCTATAACATCTTGAGCATCACCATCGGATGCGGCTGTTCGCCACATTCTTGATTGTCTCTCTAACCAAATAGTGAAATCATCACTGGTTGATATAGATTTCCAATCAGGGTGCTCTTCAGCAATAGCTGCATAATGCTTCCTATCTGCTTCTTCCTGTTGAGACTTCAAGACCTCTTGTGTAGCCTGTTGCATTTTTTGATCCACAGATGCGATGCGAGCATCGACATAACTTTGAAGCGG